ACCCTTCTGCTCCTGCCGAACCAATCACAAACATTTTTTGTTTTTCTATAAACTCTTTATGTGCTTTGTTAATGCTGTCAAACTTTACTGCCATTTTCACCCTTTTACACTGCTATTAGCACTATGATATCTAAAAACTCATTTGCTTCTTGGTAGCCATAAAATTTAAGGGTACAATAACTAAAATAGAAATATAAACAACTGGTTGCGGAAGCGAAAAGCCTAAATTTAATCCCGTGCTTTGACGGTTAGATAAGCAACTGTTTGTTAAACAGACCTCTTTTTGGTAGAGATTTCTCAATTTGTCCTTGGTTCGATTCCAAGATGGTTCGCCATTAACTCAGTTGGTAGAGTAATTGAAAAAACGGAAAGTTTAAAGATAAATGTTTAAAGCAGAAAGTTTAAGTTTCAAAGTTCTTACACGTTAAACTTTAAAAAGAAAAGTGTAAAGTTCTTTTAAATCCAAGATAAAGTTTTTATAAGTGCTGATTAATTAACTATGGTTTTGTACTTGGCTGCTTCCGCAGCCTTTTTTATTTAATAAGATATGATAAAGATTAGAAAAAGCGTAACGCTTGACGGCAAGGTTAATAATAACATTGAGAAGCAAGCAAAAATTGAAGGTAGAAGTTTTAGTAATATGATTGAGCAAATGGCTATAAAGTATCTAGGACTAAAAAAGAGGGTAGAAAAAAAATAATTATGTTGAGATAAGCAACTACAAGAGCAAGCTATTAATTATACAACGTGTTAGTATTAGTAGTTGGTGCGTAGATAGAGAGGCTCTACGTTAAATGAGGCGAAGTGTTGAAAAAAACACAGGTAGTAAAAATGAGGAACTAACAGCCAACTATTAACTTTATATAGTGCTGTGAAAGCGTTAATGGTAAATACAAACATACTTTTGAGGTTGACTTAAACAGCGAAAAAAGGCAGGAATAATCAATATAATTCAAGATGATAATAATTATATTTACAACCATAAAACAACCGTAAAAAAAAATGACAAAACTAAAAGGCAATATTTCAGCAAAAGGAAAAGGGTTTGATAACTTCCCCGAAAACATAAATAAGAATGGCAGACCTATGTCAGTAAAAAAGAACCTACAAGCCTTGTTGAACTCAAACGGTAAAGTTGAGATAAGTAAAAAGGATGTCATTAAAATCAATGATAATGGGTCGGTAATCATTAGACTACCAACAGCCGAGCAAATTGCCTATAAACTTTCAAAGATTGCCACAACTGGTAAGAATATGAACACCTTAAAAGCAATTGAAATAATATTAAAACAAACAGATCAGGAGATTGAAAAGGTAGATACGTTTGATAATTATGATTTTGATGCCTTAACAGATAATCAGAATATAATGTCCTCAACACTTTTAGCGATGATGAAAACAAATAGATCCGTTCAAGACAAAAAAGATATAGAAAATTACAGACACACATTACAAAACCTAATAGATGAATATGATACTATCGATTTATAAAAAACTGTTTGACAATGATAGATGAGGTATTGGAAGTAAAATTATTCGCAAATGGATTCTTTGTGTGTAACTCAAATAAGAAGTGAATGATAACAGAACAACGTAGGAGATTAAATAAAGAACTTAAGTTACTTTTGATTCAGAAAAAGAGGAGGGGGAGTTCAAATTTTTCAAGTTTCGTTACTTATACAAAAGAAGATTATTCAATGCAATGGTTTCACGATGTTGTTTGTGAATACCTTGATAAACTTTCACGTAGAGAGATTAAGAAATTGATGATATTTATGCCACCTCAACACGGCAAAACGGAGTTGAGTAGTAGGAGATTTCCAGCCTATTTGTTAGGTAAGAACCCAAAAGAAAAGATAATACTTGGTTCTTACAATCAAACAAAAGCATCAGAATTTGTAACTGATTGTAATAGAATTATGTTGTCCGATTCTTACAAGGAATTATTCCCAGACACAAAATTAAACGGAAAGCAACGTGCAGAGTATTTCGAGGTTAATATGGGAGAGGGGTTTCTTAAAGGTGCAGGAATGGATTCTGGAGTTACAGGAACAACTGCAACTGGAATTATAATTGATGACCCATTCAAGGGGAGAAATGAAGCTAATTCAGAAACACAACGAAACAGAACTTGGAACACCTATTCTGATGATTTCCAAACGAGATTGAGCAATGACGGATTTCAATTATTTCTATTCACAAAATGGCACGAAGATGATATTGCAGGGAGAATATTAGACCCAAATAATGAATTTTATGATGAAGAAGAAGCTAAGGAGTGGACAGTAATTTCATTTCCTGCATTAAAAGAAAGTGTTGATCCCATTTACTCTACTATTAATGTTGAAGATCCAAGAGAAATAGATGAAGCATTATGGGAAGAAAGACATAGCAGAGCCAAATACATCAAAAGAAGAAGAATTAATCCTACTGGGTTTGCATCATTAGACCAACAGCGACCAAGTGCATTGGAGGGCAACAAAATTAGAAAGGATTGGTTTAACATAATCAAAGAAAAAGAATTACCATTTAATCCAGAACAAGTACAGACGGAGTATTTTATTGATGGAGCATTTACAGACAGTTCAAAGAATGATGAAACTGGTTTACTATCGTGCCATTTCGACAAAAAACTGAAACACTTATATATATATAATTGTACTGGAATCAGAAAAGAATTATATGAATTTCTGCCATTTTTTAAGAAGTATGCAGAGAGCAATTACCTATCAAATAGGAGTATTGTAAACATAGAACCAAAGGCATCGGGAAAACCAATGAAGTCAATGTTATCAAAGGTTGAATATGGTGGTTTCAATGTTAAGGAAGTGCTAAATAAAACAGTAAGATTAGGGAAATGGAATAGAGTTGAGAATATTGAACCATTTTTAGCAAGTGGAAAAGTATTTTTAGTGCAGGGTTCTTGGAATAGAGCATTTATGGATCAATGTGCATCGTTTCCAAACGCAACAAATGATGATATGTTAGATGTTTTATGCTATGCCGTATTAAAGTTCTTTATGGAAAAAAGAGTTTCGGTTGGAGCATCTGGTATTGTGTAGGAACACTAAATTGTTTTGCTTATGACACTATTAGGCTAACAGTTTGAATATTAAATAAATATAAAATAGTATTTTTGTAGGAATAACTAATATTAAATTAAAAATATAGGAGTAATTAAACCGAAAGAATTTTAATATTGATAATTGATGTAATAACAAATGAAAAATAATTTGTATTTTTGGGATATGTTACATTTTAGCACACAGGAGCGACATAGGGAAGTTCAAAAATTGAAAGAACTCAAATAAGTTGGGTTAATAAAAATATATTACACAATGACAATAAAAGTTAAAGGAGGTCGCTTACCAATCGAAAAAAAAACATATTTAAGATGTAATATTCCACCAATTGACGAAGTATTACAGACAAAAATAACATTCATTTCGTATGTAACTTACAAATCAAAGAAATTGGTGTGTCTTGAAGCAAAAATAAAGGACACCAGAGGGAATAAGTACCTGCTGTCAGTCGAATGTAAAACTCCATACGGTAATAAAATTCCACAAGTTGAAAGGGAAAGAATGGGCGATGAAATAAAATCAAAATACATAGAACTTAAAAAGAAAATAAGAGCCATTTGAAACTTTCAGACTTCATATATCATAGATTAGGAAAGGACAATGTTGGAATTGTCCGAAAACTGAAAAAATCAATCAATACATTATGCAAAATTACAGTCGAAGATCTTACATTAGTTAGTTACCAAGATGTTAAGCATAACATTCCAGACCTTATAAATACCGACCAATATGAAATGGCAATATTAAGGGTGTTGCAATCTGTAAATAAAAATATTACCTTGCGAAAAGTGAACAGATCAAAAGTGCGTGATAGGATGCTTTTTATTTTTTGGATTCAAGAACAATATAAATTGATTGAACAACTTGAATTAAGGCTCGTATCTTCACCAAGTTCAGAGATGGTTAATGCAGGAATCCATACATTGAATGTGTTGGGAGATATTAATTTAATTGACATCCTTTCAGGAGGAGATGTTCATAAGTGGGAGAAAACAAGAAATATGCCGTATGGCAGATTGTTTGAGAAACAATATAGAACGGTATTAACAGATACTATTACAGATAATTTAGAAAAGAATAGAAAAAACAAAATAAAATGAATGTAGTTGAATTTTTCAGACAACAAGTAAATAAATGGAATATTGAAAATAAGTGTGGTTATTGTTGGGAATTTGATGCTCCATTACGAGATAGTGATGCTAATGAAAGTCTTATAAAAACAAATGAATGTTGCGTGAGGGTTATGATAACAAATTACAGTTTTAGAAAAAACAGAACATTCCACCCAGTAAATGGACTTGTTACAGATTACAACTTGGAATATACTTTCACTCTAAATGTAGTTATTCCAAGTATCATTGATAGGAATGTTTACAACGAGCAGGAACACCCTATTTCCGAAAGCAAGTGGGCAACAATATTAGAACCATTACAAGGGTGTTTAGATACAGAAAATCCTTATGATTTTTGTGAGATTTTAGGGAGAGATGATGTAACCATTATTTCCGAGAACTGGATTCAAAGGTTAGACTGGCTTGACAATAATTATGATGGGTGGGCAATCACAATGACTTTAAAAGATAAAAATCCGAATAGCAATATTCCAATTAAAACATATTAAACATGAGAAAAACAATAAGAAAATTTTTGATAGCCTTAATATTGGTTAACATAGTACTTGCATATTTTTATCCAATTGTTTTAATATTACCATTAATATTTGCATTGGCAAGAGCAATGGAATTATTAGATATATGGCAATTAAGAAAAAAAAGAGATGAAATTGATTTTACAACAATTTTAGGAAAGTATCAAATCAGAAATATTAATAAAAAGATTGATAAATTAAATGGATACTAACAGGTATTTAACAACGCAACAACAAGAACAAATATTACAAGATGTTATTGATTTGTTCTTAATACCTCACTTTATGCAATTAGGATTAGATGCGACTGGAGAATGGAAGGAGAATGTTAAACCATTAGGAAACACAATATGGGGTAGAGATTACACAGAGCAGTTAGTTCACGGAAGGGCAGGAGGATCATTTCCTCCAATTGCACCTTTAAAAAAATGGGCAATGGCCAAGTTTGGAGCATCAGATAAAGAAGCATTAAGTATTGCCTTTGCAGTATCAAATAAGATAGCTAAATTTGGAACTAACATTTATCAAAAAGGTGGAACAGATTTAATTGCTATCCTAAAATCAGATAAAGTAGTAAGATTTATTAATGAGAAAACTGGAGAATTTATAAAGAATCAAGTTACTGGAAATATGACAGATTACATTAAAAAAATATTTTAGATATGCCTTTACAATTAATAATTAATGGATTAAGTTCAGACCGATATTTATTCAACAACCCTATATGGGTAGATGTTTCTAATGTTGGAGCATCAGCAAAGTACTTAAATGTAATGGTTACAAGAAACGACAATAATAAATCAGTTGCCAGCCGAATGTATATTTATAATTCAACCATAGCATTTGATGTATCAGAACACGTTAAGGGATTATGTGATTATCCTCACTTTCCAGAGGGAGTGTTATTAGACGGACAAGAGATTAATACTAATTATTATGAGTTCACAATACTATTTCAATCTTATTCAGGAACAGGGAATTTAGTTGCTGCAGCAACAAAAGTAAAAACATTCATTCGGGGAGGAATTGAAACTCAAGAAACAAATATATCAATTCCAGATAATACTATTTTAAAAGAGAGTGTTAAAGTTCCAATATGGAATGGTTATGATTTTAAAATTTTCAGAGTAGTTAATAATAAAATAGTAGCAGAAGATACCTTACCCACAACACAATTAGAAAATATGCCACTTGTAGGATGTAATCCTTTGTATTTTAGGTTTATGAATATGTTAGGGGGGTATTCTTACTGGTTATTTGAAAACTGGGAAGTAACAAAAAAATCAGAAAAAACACAAATAATCAATAGGAGAGAGCAAGATATTAGTACTGGTCATAAAACGACTTATAATCTATCAGTAGAGAGTAGAGTTGATAGAAGATTCTTTAAATTGATAAGAGCATTAATCCAATCCCCAGATGTTCACGTATTAGGTTTATCCGCCAAAATAGATTTAATTTCAGAACTCCAACACCCAACGGAGAAATGGGAGCAAGTGTGGAACAGAGCTAATACATTTCCAATAAACGCAATGCAAAAACTACAAAATGTTAAATTAAATTTTGATTATAAATTGAAATTAAATACACAAACAACATGGTAGTAATAAAACTTATTGAAACTGGGCAAGAGTTTGACACAACTGGGGTTAAGATTACCTACGTTAAACAAAACGGAGACTTAGGAGATATTACAAAAGCTAATACATCATTCACTTGGGGTTTTAAAATGCCTAAAACAAAAAGAAACACAGAAATTTTAAAGGGTTTAGGGATGATTGGGGATCTGTCAAATGCACCTTACATAAAAATTTATTGTTCTATTGTTGATAATGGTGTAGAAATAGTTCAACAAGGATTGTTAAAAGTTAAAGAAACTTCAAAAGAATATAAAGCATACGTTCAAGATGGAATCATTGAATTTTACAATGAAGTTAAGGTCGATACAATTTCTGGGGTATTAGACCTTGAAAGTTTAAGGCATCAAAACACTATTGATACTATAATTGCATCACAACAATACCAGGATTATAGATATATAATTGCAGACTATAATTATCAAAAACAAGATTTACATAATGGAATAACTAATTTAAGGCAAGTAGGGTTAATTCCAAGTGTCAGCTTTAAGTTTCTTTGGGATAAAATTTTCAAGCATTATGGATGGACATACTCGGGCAACTTTGATTTAACAAATGACTGGTTATCATATCCAACTGTAAAAGATTTCGAAACCATTGAGGGAGATGTTGTATTATACATTCCGTACTCAAATCAAACAAGTACTCCCCAAGACAGTAATGCTTGTCGGGAAATATTAAATGGAATTGCTCAAGTCGACTTGACAAAATTAGACCCAATTGTAGGAGAATATAATAGGTTTACAGTATTAACCACAGGAACTTATAAAGCAGAGATACAAGCTTCGGGATATTTTAAGTATTTAACTCCAGAGAACGGAGGAACTTGGGAGTACGAGCCTTATTTTTTGACAATGTTTGTGAATGGAGTTGCTATGTATAACGATCGTTCAAATCCGAACAATATTTCTACTATTTATGACCCGATACAATTACACGTAGGGGATGAAATTCATTTTATGATGTGTTCCAGCGCAGATACAGAGGGGGTTTTTGATGCTACTTATACGACAGAGGGAGTTACTGCAATCAAATTAAATTTAACGAGCGTTGTAACAATTGACTGGGAGTTAGCTTTAATCAAGTATAAAATAAAGGACTTCTTTAAAGAGGTTTTGATAAGAAAAGCTATTACTCCATTTGCAGATGTTCAGAAAAGACATATTAAATTCTTAACTTTAGATGAAAGATTAAACGCAGAAGTTGATGATTGGTCTGACAAATACGTCAAGAGATTAAGTGAGAAATATATTTATAATTCCTATGCTCAAAATAACTATTTTCGACACAAGTACGATGAAGATAATGAAGATTATTCGGATGGTGTTTTAGTAGTAGATAATGAGAACATACCGATTGAAAAAGATATTTACAAGTCTAAAATATATGCCCCTTTAGAGTTACAGGAAACTTTTACAACAAATATGGGAGATTACTTAGTTCGTAATTATAAAATGTGGGACATAGAAACTAAAATTAATGAAAATGATGTTGTTGAGGTTGAGTATAAGGCAATTAAAAATAGATTCTACGTGCTCCAAACAGATGGAACTGATGATTATGGTATTTATATAGATGGGTTTTATATGGAAAATTTCAGTCTTGCTAAGAACACAGGAGGTCTTTATATTGATATTGTGGAGCAAAAGTATTCATTGATTCGTGCAATATTAGACAGAAGCAGGATTCACGAAATAGAAGTTATTTTGTCTAAGGCTGAAATGTCAGCACTTACATTAGAAAAACTTATATTCTTTGAGAAGCAACGTCAAGTATATTTGCTCAATAAAATCATTTGGAAAGAGGGAAAGACGATTAAGGGAGAGTTTATCAGATTAAATAAATAGTTATGTCAGAACAAATAGAATTAGTAAAATTTAATTTCAATGTTGATGATGTTGTAAAATCAGCATCACAATTAAAAGAAGCAATCGACTTACTACAAGAAGAACAAAAAGAGTTGAAAAAGAACGGTGATTCTAATTCTACTACGTTTGTCGATAATGCGTCAAAGATAAAAGCATTAAACAAAGAATATGGAAGACATATTTCGTTGATGGAATCTGCCAATAAAACCAAACTTGATTCTGTTAATCGTCAAGATAGATTAAATAAGGTTATCGGACTTGAAGCAATATCAATAGACCAATTAAGACAGAAAAACAAACAATTAAATGCGTTAAGAAATTCTACAAACATAACAACGGCAAAAGGGAGAGAAGAACTTAAATTATTAAATACAGAATTAGACAAAAACAATGAATTAATTAAAAATAATGTTGATCAATACACCCAACAAAAAATAAACATAGGTAATTATAGTTCAGCTTTACAAGGTGTAAGTCCTCAGCTTAGTATGTTGGTTACACAAGGACAAACTATGATTACAACCTTGAAGGGGATGAAAACTGGACTTGCAGGAACATCAAAAGGGTTAAAATTATTTCGTATTGCTTTAATATCTACTGGAATAGGTGCAATCGTTGTAGCATTAGGATTGATGATAGGGTTTTTTTTAAAAACACAAAAGGCAGTCGATGGTTTAACAAAATTTCTTACTCCTTTAAAAGAAATATTTTCTTCAATTGTTGGAGTACTTGAATCTTTAGGAGCAAAATTAGTAAAAACATTCTCAGACCCTAAAAAAGCAATTGAAGATTTTAAAAATTTAATCAAAGAGAACATACAGAACAGAATAGATGGACTAATTGAAACATTTGGAATCTTAGGGAACGTAATTAAAAAAGCGTTGCAATTTGATTTTGCAGGAGCAAAGAAAGAAAGTCAAGGTTTAGGAGAAGCATTATCAAAATCTGCAACTGGGATAGAAAATTTTGGCTCAAAGATTAAGAAATTTGGTAAAGATGCAAGTGATTTTTTTAATGAAGCTTCCGAAAGAGGACAGGAAATTGCAGACTTAGGAATAAGTGCGGAGGAGCAAGAAATTAAACTTGTAACATTACGTTCTAAAAACCTTAAAATAATTAAGGAACAAGAATTAATTGCAAAAAACCAATTACTTACAGATGCAGAAAGAAAGAAAGCTTTAGATATTGCATTAGAAAAAACCAAAGAGATTGAAGCGGCAGAATTAAGACTTCTTGATACCAAAATCAAACAAGTTAAATTATCTCACGAAGGAAGCGACACGTCCAGAGAGGAATTACTTGAACTTGCAAATTTACAAGCAGAACGAGACGACAAACAACAAGCGTCAATCAATACAGAACTTCGGTTTTTAGGAACTAAAAAACAATTGAATGATGAAGCTGAAAGGAAAAACAAAAAAGCAAAAGAAGATCAAATAAAGGCACTTAATGAACAAATTGATCTTTATATAGCACAAGCAGGGACAAGAGCAAAAACTTTAAAAGAAGAAGTTGCAATTGCAGAAGAAGTTGCTAGAAGGAAAAAGGAAATATTAGACAAACAATTAGAAGGTAATTTAATTTCTGAAACCAAGTATAAAACGGAATTACAAAACCTTAAAAATGAAGATGTAGAGAGAAAATCACAATTATTAGTTGATGAAGCTACTAAAGAAATAGAAGCATATCGACAAACCGCAGAACGCAAGAAGAATATCGATGTATTTTTATCCGAAGCTCAATTGGATATTCAAAAAACCCACAATAATTCTTTATTAAAGCAGGAAAAAGAATATTTAGGTCTAAAATTAGAGCAGGGTGTAATATCACAGGAAGAATATAATACCGAGATCAATCGAGTTATTGAAGAAAATAGACTAGCAAACAAAGAACTTGAAACTGAAAGAAAGCAGATTGAAAAAGAGGAACAAGCTGAATTAGATGCTTTAGCATTTGAGGAAGAGTTGATCAAAATTGAGGAACAAGGATTAAGCAGATTAGATACTCAAAAAAAGATTGATGAATTAAAAAGGCAAAAAGAGATTGACAACTTAGATCAATCCGTAATGTCTAAGGAGTTATACAATGCTAAAGTAGATGCTATTGATCATAAATACGAAAAGATCAAAGCAGGACGTGAAAAAATACTACGAAATCAAAAACTCCAATTAACGCAACAGTTATTGAGTGGTATTGCGGGGCTTGTTGATAAAAATAGTGCAGCAGGAAAAGCAGTTGCAATAGCACAAGCAGGAATCAATACGTTTCAAGGTATTACGGAAGGATTAAAAGCACCATTTCCATTAAATATTGCTATGCCAATTTTAGCAGGGGTTACTGGATTAGCCGCCACAAAGAAAATTATGGACACTAAAGTTCCTTCAATGAGAGGAGGAGGAGGAGCAGGAGGGGTAAGTTTACCATCAAACGCTATGGGAAGTATAACCGCACCAACTGGAGGAAATTTATCGAGCAGTAACATAACGGTTCAAGGAGGGGTTGAATCTGATGATTTACTTAAAAATGCAAATAGTGGAATTGAAAGTGCGGTAGAAAGAGGAGCAGAAAAAGGTTCAAACTCTGGAAGTAATGAGGGAATAACAAACCTTACTGAAAATAGACAGATACAAAATGAAAGTGCTTTTTAATGAGTAAATTAGATACTATAAAAAATAACGGAATAAAGCCTATTATTGAGGGATTAAAAAATAAAATATTCATTAACAAAGAGGTTGAGATTAAGGCAAAGATCAGAGCAGAAACTTGTTCAGATTGCGTTAAACTACAAGACGAACCAATACCAAGTCTAAGAATCAAAGACAAAAAGAATCCTAAAATATCAAATAAGATGTGTGGGGATTGTTGGTGTTCTATCGCTTTAAAAATTAGACAAGACCTAAATATTTGTGAAAATTGGCATGAATAAATTTGATTGGATTAATGATAATATTCAGATGATTAAAACTGGAGTAAAAAACGGTTCTTTTTCAACTTGTCTTTTAAGGGATTATGAAATTTACAAAGATTTCAAAAACAGTTCTGAACCATCCATAATGCAGAGATATACAAACCTCTCAATTGATTATAGAATTTCAGAAAAGTCTATAAGACTAATTATATCAAAAATGAAAAGTTCAGCTTAATGGCAATTTAAGTTTACTCTAAGAAATTAGGGGTTTTTTATTGCTAAAATATACTGCCAATCAAATAGAAACATTACGTGTTATATTTGTAGTATGGTTGGACAAATCAATATTGTTGGTATTATAGGGAAAGATGTTGGATTAATCGATGTTGTTTCACAAGTTGGAAAACAAAAGGGTGCAACTTCGTATGATGTTTTATTGAACTCTAAAGGCGGAAATGTAAATGAAGGATATAACATTTACAATTACCTTGTTTCTCTTGGACTACCTATCAACATGATTGGAGTTAATACGGTTGCAAGTATTGCTACTGTTATTTTTATGGCAGGAAATACAAGAAGAATTGAAAAGAATACAAATTTTTTCATTCACTTGCCAAGTATTCCACAACTCGAAAACGCAACCGCACAAGACCTTGAAAATTATTCAAAAGAAATGAGAATAGTTGAGAAAAAGGTTATTGATTTCTACATTGACAAAACTGGATTGAAAAAAGAAGCAATCGAGCCAATGTTAGAAAACCAAACTTATTTAACCGAAAGCCAACTTTTTGAAATGGGATTCACGACAGAACAGTCCTCACTTCCAGTTGAAGCAGTTGCTTTTTTAGATACTAATATAAACCCTTTAACAATGAACAAGAATAAAAAGAAACAAGCACAGAGCATTATATCAATGATTAAAAGTTTATTTGATGGAACTGCTGAAATGAAAATGGTATTAACTGCCGATCAAAAAGAGTTGGTGTTTCCAGATCTTGAAGAAGATGCAGTAATCAAGATAGGAGATAAAGCATTGTTAGAAGATGCACCAGCAGAAGGAGAAATTGTATTAGCAGATGGTTCGTCATTGGTATTTGAAGCAGAAAAGGTAATTGACATCAAACCTAAAGTTGAGGAGGATAAAGATACGGAGGAGGTTGCTCAACTTAAAGCACAGATTAAAACTCTTACTGACGAAAAACAAGCACAAGCAAGTAAGGAAACTGCTCTACAAACAAAAATTAATACTGTCAATAACGAGTTGAAAGATGCTAAAAAAGTATTGAAAAAAATTGAAGGAATACAATCAGAAATGCTGGAAGTTGACAAAAAGAAAAACAAAAATAACATAAAGAATAGGCAATCAGACATATCTAATGATATTCAAGACCTTTTAAATTTGTAATAATAACCAAAAAAATAAAAAAAAACAGTTATGGCATATTCAGATAATTTTGCAGCAACAATTGGCACAGTAGTAGATAGTTTAACATCTGCTGAATTAGTGAAGATTGAAAATATGATTAACGAAAAGGTTTTCGCAAAAAGTGATTTAGCAAAAATCAATCAAGTAGTTACAGGTATTAGAAACGGTTCGGTTATGCCGATACTTAAAAACGTACCACAACCCGATTCATTCCCTTTCGTTGCGGATAATAATTGTGATATTACAGACTGTTCAGTAACGAACACATTCTCGGATTATAAGTGGGAGATTGGTTTAATTGAGTGCCGAATAGGTGTCTGTATGAAGTCATTTGATGATGATTTCTTGGTATTTATGAACGCTTACAAAGCAACTCAAGCAGGAGGAAAAGACATTAATATTAACAGTTTAATGATGAAATTCATTACTGACAAATTCTTAGATAATTTAGAGTTAGCATCTTGGAGAGCATCATACTTCTCTGACAAAGCAACTGCACCGAATGTTTATTTCGACCAAACGGATGGGATATTTGTACAGCTTGAAGCAGGAAGTGGAGGAAAAGTAGTTATTACTCAAAATACAGGAGCTAACTTTATAGCACAAGCAATTACTGGAGAGGAAGTTTATGATTACCTTACTTCAATGTATCAGTTAGCAGGAGGAAAGGCTTGGTTTGATCAGTCTAAGATGGAATTTAGATTGACACGTTCAATGAGTTCTGCATTAGTAACGTACTTGAATACGGCAGACATCAAGAAAAATAATTGTACTTGTATTGACCCACATACTGCAACCGCAAGTCCAATATTCACAATAGAGGGATTAAGAATGTTTGGAGTTCCAATCATTACAATTAATGAGTGGGATGATATTATCAATTACTCTGCAACCTTGAACGGTGGTGGAGGAGCAGCAGCAAGAGTTAATCCACATAGAGCAATTTTAAGTACAAAAGAAAATTTATTGATTGGTACTTCTGAAAAGAAAGGAATTAACAGTTTCGATATTTGGCATTCAAAAGATGACAAGAAGATTTATATTGAAGGTTCAAGTTATCTTGGAGGAGGTGTACCAACAGACGAGTATATTTTAGCTATATAATTTAGTTTAACTTTTAAAAAACACGAAAAATGGCAATACAAACAATATGCGGCATCTTACTTAATGGACAAGACACGGTGTGTAATCCATTGGTTAGACGTTATTACCAACAAGCTATCGTAATAAATAAAGACGATGTTGACACCAGCACGGTTACTACTCCAACAGTAGGACAATGTGATTATAAAGTTAATTTTGCCTTAAAAGCAGGAAAGTCGGGATTACTGTTTATTTCTCCCGAAGCAGGTAATTCTGTAAAGGGTTTTTCAGATAAAACAACTGCTGAAACTGGACATCCGCAATTTATTCATCACGTCCAGTTTTTAGTAACTGGAGTTAATGAAGAAGCAAAATGTATTTTAGATGCACTTTCAAGAGGGAGTTATTTTGTTGTTCTGCAACTTAAAGATGGAACAGTTGAAGTGTTTGGCTTTGAACAAGGATTAGTTGCACCAGACTTCACTTATGACATTCAAGAGAATGGAGGAGGAGTAGTTATGTTATTAGACAGTCTTGAAACTGCACCAGAAAACTTTATGCCTTTAGTTTATGAATCAGCAACACCAGGAGGCGAAACCGCAGATTTTGATAGTTTGTTTGCACAATAATTTTTAGATAGTTTATAGTTAATGAAAGCCGATGCTGATGTAAAAATTGGTATCGGTTTTTTTTATTACCTTTGGATATGAAAATAAAAGAAATATTACAATTAGGTGCAGAAAGAATAAGAATGAATCCTTTATACTTAAAATTATTTTTAAGTGAGTTTGAGAAAGCATTTAATTTTAAACCATCTTGTACGGGATGTAATTTTAAATCGAACTTCAATAAGTTAAACTCGTATATTAATAAAAACAATTTAAAACTCGGTATTATGAAAAACTACAAATTAGACAGACGACAAAACTCGATTATTCACACTTACATTGGAGACAATGGTAAGGCACATCGGTCGTACGGAAGAAATATGACTGATGACTTTGCAGAAAATTATTTAAGCAAAGGAACTAAGAAAGAACTTGAATTAAGAAAGGAGTTTTTTGTTAAAATTCCTGCTAAAAAAACCTCTACAAAACCAACAGATTTAAAGAATTTATCAGACGATAAATTAAATTATGCCCAGCTTAAAGAACGCTATCCTAAAGCAGTTGGAAAGAGCAAGAAAAAAGTATTAGAATGGGTACTTTCTAACAAGGAAACTCCAAAAGTAGAAACTAAGTAAAAACCATTAAGAAAACCTTATGAATGTTAGAGCAACTTTAATTGAACTATGGAATAGGATTACTCCTTTTAATAAGTCTGAAAAGGTTTATTTTAATGGAGATAACAATTTATACCCGAATGAAATAGAAAGAGTAGTTTCAAACTCCCCCACTGCTTCAATGGCTAGTTCTTTAATGTCAAAATACATTGTTGGTTTAGGCCCCATAAATGATGAAGATATTGGAGGGGTTAAGAAATCCGAAATCATTAAAGATATTGCAGATGATATTGCAGTACAATATGGTAGTTTCATTCATGTAGGTTTTGGTATTGAAGTCGATGGGGATAATTTTAAGATTGTCCCTAAGACATTAAAAATACTTGATTATATTAAATGTAGAAAGAACAAAAAAGATGATAATGATAATAGCGGAATCATTAAGTACAAAGATTATGAGGATAAGTCTTTATTTGGGAATACAGATGAAACATTTTACTATCCATTCTCAAAAGACCAGGACGTAATTATAGAACAAATAAAAGCAGATAATAAAGAAGCATTAAAAAAGAATCCAAAAATGACGATTGCTGAAATGTTGCCAAAATACAGAGGGCAAGTTTATTATTTGAATCTTACACCCCGCTATGAATATGCAGTATCAAAATTTAATGCGGTTTACCATGACTGTGATACCGAATATAGATTGTCAGTATATTCAAATGTTTCTACAAGGGGAGGTTTTATGGGTAAGATTGCAATTTTACTTTCTGGACTTGATGAAGAATTTACAAAAAAAATAAAGGAAGATGTTAGTGAGTGGCTTGGTTCTGAAAAAGCAGGAAATATTTATTTGTTAGAATTAAAAGATGCGGATGGAGACTTAGAAAATCACTTTAAAATAATTAAAGTTCCAACTAACTTTGACGAACAACAATTTAAAGACACTAAAAAAGATATTAGAATTAATATTTTAGGAGCTTGTAATAGTTTGCCAAACGAACTTGTTTATACTGGAGATTCTTCAAGCCTATTCGGGAATGGAGGAACTTTGATAAAAGAAATGAAAAAGGTTTATACTGAAAATACGGAATATGAAAGAAATAAAATAGCGGAAACATTGACTTATTTAGGTTGGGAAACGCATATAGTTCCTTTAATAAGTTTAGACAAAGAACTTGAAGAAGAAAAATAATGATAGCACTACTGAAATCAGATTTTGAACACATTGGGCAAGTAGCGAAACATTGCGACCAAAGAAAACTTGACATTGCAATTCAAGAAGCAATCGTATTTGATTTGCGACCTATATTTTGCGACTTTTTTTATGATTTGCAAAATAATTGGGGATCTGTTGAAAAAATATGGACATCTTTAATCGAAGGGGGAGAGTACATAAATTGTAAGGAAAATACTATTAATATTTTAGGTGTTAAAAAAGCATTGGCATATTTGGCATACTCGAGATATGTAATTATCAATTCTTTTGATGATACGCCAAACGGACAAGTAACAAAAACAAATCAGTTTAGCATTCCGAAGCCATTGGCAGAAATACAGTCTTATGCAACAAAATATAAGAATATGGGATTGACTTTAATTGATGATGCTAAGGGTTATATTTGTAATAATTCAGATTCAGGCGAATTTGATAACTACGACTTTACAACTTGTGTTGATTGTGGTTGTTCAGAGTGTAAAGGAACAACACAGAGCAGGAGTTTTGGATTAAGGGGAACTAATATCGAAAAGAAGATATAAATGGATTGTGGGGAACTTATAAAAGGACATGATGTTGCTTGTGGAGTATTTGGGAAAAGATATTATCAAAACATTGTACTTGTTAATAAAGAGGATGTAAGTCAGTATAATATTTATACGGAGCAACAAAAAAACAGAATAAACTTTAACCTAAAACCAACTAAGACTGGCTTTTTATTCGCATCAAACGAAAGAGTTCAGTTAATAGGAGCAACCTTTAAAAAAATAGTAAAGAAAAATGTAAGCTATTACTCACATTCTTTGGTTCTGCCAATATTAGGTGTTTCAGAAGGGATTAAAACACTTTTAAGAGATTTAGATGACGGAGAATATTTTGGAGCAATTCAGTTCATAGATGGAACGGTTGAAATATTAGGTTTTAATTATGGATTAAAAGCAGAACCGTACACTTTTGATGGACAAAACGGATTAGGGGGAATACAATTAACATTAACGAGTGATGAAGATGAACGATACCCTCCATATATTTATATTCCTAAAATATTAGATGCAGGGAACACGGTTCAAGAACAGGCTAATATAGATTTCAATAATCTATTTGCTAATATTTCCGAGCAATATACAGGAGACTTCAATAACGATTATAATTCAGATTACTACATAACATCATAATATGGCAACAACAC